TAGGTTTGATGGTATGATTAATGTTAAAAAATCAGAATTAAAAACCTTAGAAAAAGTAGGAGTGTATTGGTAATGAACAATTATAATAGTGAAATAATATATGCAACAGCATTTATAGATGCTGAGGGACATATAGAATTTAAAACAAGAGCGAAGAAAAATGGGCGTGGTAAAATTTATCCTTGTAAAGCAATTAGGATTGAAGTTTGTAATACAGATTTTAAACCTGTTGAAGATTTAAAGAGTACCTTTAATCGTGGATTTTTATCTTACCCTAAAAGAAGAATTAAAAAGAATGGGACACTAGGTAAGCAACAAATTAAATGGACTGTATCGCATAAGAATTGTTATGAAGTAGTTAAATTAATTTTACCCTTTCTTAAAACAGAAAGCAGAATTAATAGTGCTAAACAAATAATAAATTATTATGAAGAAAAAAATAAAAATTAAAAAAGCAATTTATGGTAAGAAAAGTTTTAGTACCAAGCAAGAACATACTTATTATAAATTGTATAAAAAATTAAACTTACAAAAAGAACTAGTGTTAGACTTACATTATGCAGTAGGAATATGTGAGGGCTATATAAGAGCAGACACAGCTGACCAAGAAATAAAAGCTTGGCAATTTTTAATAGACACAGGAATTGTTTGGAAGTTGCAAGGTTGGTTTGGTCGACAAGCACAAAGTTTAATTGATATAGGTATATGTAAAGAAAAAAAATTACATTAATAACAGGAGGTAAAAAATGTATATAGATAAATATAATATAAAAGTTATAGGTCAGGAGTATGATTATAAAAAAGATAAATATATTAATGACATAACTAAATTGAGTATCACTTCAACAGATGGTTTGCATCATAGAAAATTTCTTCCATTCTTAGAAGAAATTATTGAAGCACATAATGGATATGAGATTCAATTTGATATTACAATTAAACAACATCAAGATGAATAGGAGGAACTATGTTTAATCTAAATAAAAAAGAAGAAGTACAAACTACAAAGTATATAGTGTTTGGTAAATTTAAAAATTCTAAAAACTTTATATTTGAAAAACAATTTATATCTAAAGATAGTGCAGACAAGTATGTAGATATAGTAAAAGAAAATAATGACTATGAAAACTATGAGTATTTTCTTTTTGAACAATCAAAAGATTATGCTTATAAAGATAAGGAATAAATATGACAGATAAACCTACATCTTATGGGGATGTTTACATTGCTGAGTTAGTTAATCAGATAAAAGAAATTAAATCTGAAAGAGGTAAACAGGATTTAGAAAAAATGATTGACGATTTAACTGAGCAAGTAAAATTTTTAAAAGAACAAAACTTAAACTTGCAATTAGAAATAAAAAATCTTCAGGCCGAAGTTAAATATGAAAGACAATTAAGAGTTGGAGGTGCTAAGTACCACGAATAAGTGTTGATTTTACTAGCTTTTTTAAGCCTTAATTTTGACACATTAATGTAGTATATTAAATTATGTTAACAAAAAAACAATATAAACTTTTTACTTTTCTTAAAAGGTATACTAAAAAAAATAAAGTAATGCCATCATTTGAAGAGATGATGAAACATATGAAACAAAAAAGTAAGTGTAGTGTGTTTACTATGTTAGGTTATATAGAACTAAAAGGTTATATAATTAAACATCCGTTCAAAGCTAGAGCAATACAAATAGTAAAGGAGTATGAGTATGATGTATGATGAAACAAAAAAGTATAAGGATGTACCTGTTGATAATCAAGTGTTTACATACCTAGTTAAATTTGATAATAGTGATAGTGAAAAATTAATAATGCTATTAGCTAATCTTAGTATGCCTAAGATGTGTTATAGTTGGAGTAGTAGTGATGACTTTAATTTACTACTTGATAAGTATAAGATAGATGTTTCTCAGTTTGAAAAAGAAACAATCGGTGTTGAACCATCAATCAAAGATGATATATCAAATACACTTTTCAATCTTATAGAAACTAAACAATATAAAAAAAGAAACTTGATTAAAGAACTTAGAAATAAATATCCGAATGTTAATGCAGGTATCATTCATAGAATGATTAAGAAGTTATTATCATTAAGGATATTAGAAATAGATAGAACATATAAAACAAAACCATATGTTATAAAAGGAAAATACTATAAAAGATAAAAGGAGATTATGAGTAAATTTATTTTAAAGAAAACATATATTAATTTTGATATGTGCATAGAAGATTATTTTGAAAATGTGACTGATAAAGATGAGGAAAAATTAAAGAAGAAAATAAATTTTACTGATAACGCTTTGATAGTTAGTAAAGATATTAAGTTAATAAGAGCAACAATAGAGGAAATAAATGATAAAACTTTTAAACAAAAAATACAAAATAGTAATTCAAAATCTAAAAAAAATAATACAATTTATACACAGGATATAAGAAAGGATTAATATGTTATTAAAACCTGAATCATTTGGTAATCCTGTAAAAGATAATTCGTTATTAAATATAACACCAGAGGTATTGTTATGGAGGTCTGTTATAGTTAGAACTATTTTAGATTATTTGAATTGTGATATTCACGCATTTGGTTATGCAAGAAAAGTAATAGTGTCAGAAGCCAAAGACTTTTTTAAATTAGATGATGAGGACTTTAATTTAATTTGTGACTATGCAAATTTAGAACCATCCTTTGTATTAAAACTATTAAAAAGATTGGAGAAAAAAAATATTAAACACTTATTTAAAAATAAAAATTTAAATAAATTCTTGACAGAATATGTTTGTACTTTTTCAGAAACATAATTATGAAATTAAATAACACATCTAAATTTGATATTGATTTAAAGTATGGTCAAGTTAGAGAGAAAAGAGTTGCGGACTTATTAGGTAAAGAACAAGTTGAAATAAAAACAGAAAGGAGTTGGTGGCGTAAGACAGGTAATCTTGCTATTGAGTATGAGTATAGAGGTAAGCCGTCAGGTATAGATAAGACGGGTGCTAAGTGGTGGTTTCATATCTTAGAGTTAGATAAGAAAGAACATTGTATCTTAGTGTTTAGAGTATCAAGATTAAAAAAAATAGTAAACAAATATAAAAAAACACACACAAAAAATATAGGAGATTATAGAGCAAGTAAGTGTGTTGTTATTCCAATCAAGGAATTGTTTAATGAGAGTTGTTATAGTTTATAATTATGAGTCAAAAAGATTTAATAAGAGAACTAAAAGAAACTATTAGTGATTTAACAAAAGAAAAAAATGATGCTATTAAATTATCGTCAGATAAAGATTTAAAAATTAAAAAACTATTAGTACAATTAGAACTTACTAACTCAGATATAAAAAGTATGGGGAGTAAGATAGCTGAACTAGAGGATAAGCTTAAAAGAAAGAGAAAGAAAACCCTTGATAATACTGAACAATTAACTAGTGATAATAATGAAAAAAAAGATGAAACAAATGTTGACATCAAGGAATAAATTTGATATATAATTCGCATGTTAAAAAATAATTTAAATAAAAAGGAAAACAAATTATGGCAATAGTAGAAGGCACAGCATATTGGGCATCAATAACAAGACCCAATGAAAAGTTTGAACCAATGTGGAGCATTGACTTATCAGTTGATGATAAGACAGCTTCGGAATTTCAAAAAGAGGGATTCAAAGTTGGCGAAACAACAATAGATAATCAGACAATTAAAAATGTAATTAAGTTTAAAAGGAAAGTATCTAAAGCTAATGGAGAGAAAAATCAACAACCTCAATTAGTGGATGCTGAAAAGAATCCTTTAAATAAAATTTTAGGTAATGGTAGTAAGGTTAAGGTAATGTATAAATCTTACGACTGGAATTACAAAGGTAAGACAGGTAAAGGACTTGACTTACAAGCAGTACAAGTTTTAGACTTAGTTGAATATACTCCTAAAGAAGATTTTAATGTTGAGGATTCTTCTGATGGAGAGAAAATTAATTCTGACTTTTAACTAAATCTAAAGTATAAAGTTATAATGTTTAAGTTTGTCATTATGCTATACTCCAATGAGAGAGTCGGTATTATCCAATCGGCTCTCTCAACATTAAAAATTAATAACATTAAAGGGCGACAATGGAAGAAACAAATCATAATGGATTCGTAAAATATCATTTACCTTGTCCACTTTGTTCTAGTAGTGACGCAGTATCTATGAACAAAGATGGGTCAGCTTATTGTTTTTCCTGTCAGCAGTACATACGGGAATACAATATGGAAACAAATCACGAAACCACAAATAAAGTAAATCAATATCAAGTCAAAGATTTTTTAAATGATTCTAACTATGCTGAAATTATAGATAGAAACATCACGGAAGATACTTGTAAAAAGTATGGAGTCACAGTTAAGATGGACTCACTTGGAAGTATTACACATCATTACTATCCTTACCACGATAAGCAAGGTGCTAAGGTAGCAACAAAAACAAGATACACCAAACTAAAAGAGTTTAGTATTCAAGGTAATACTAAAGACTCAGGATTATTTGGCGAACATCTTTTCTCTAAAAATAAATTTATCATAATAACTGAAGGCGAACTAGATTGTCTATCAGCTTATCAAATGTTTAAGACTAATAAGTATGATACTCCTGTTGTTAGTATTAAGAATGGAATAACATCAGCAGTAAAAGATATTAAAAATAGTTTAGATTATCTTGAACAGTTTGAGAATGTCATTATTAATTTTGATAATGATAAACACGGACAAGAGAATGCATTAAAAGTAGCTGAGTTATTCAGTCCTGGAAAGTGTAAGATAATGAACTTACCACAAGAATTTAAAGATGCTTCAGATTGTTTATCTAAAAATAAAATACAAGTTTATACAAAAGCTTTTTGGGATGCTAAGTTATATGCACCTGATGGAATTATAAATGCTAATGTTTTATTTGAAGAGATTGCTAAACCAACAGCAAGAGCATTTGTTCAATATCCTTTTGAGGGTATGAATAAAATAACTTATGGTATTAGGCCATCTGAGTTAGTGACATTTACAGCGGGGTCAGGGTTAGGTAAGACTCAAGTAATGAGAGAAGTTGTTTACAATATATTAAAAACAACAACAGATAATATTGGATTGTTAATGTTAGAAGAAACACCTGTCATAACTTCAAAAGGTTTGATGAGTATTGAAGCTAATCAAAGATTACATTTACCTGATGTGCATGTAAGCAAAGAAGAATTAAGAACATACTTTGATGCAACAGTAGGTACAGGTAGAATATTTATGTTTGACCATTTTGGTTCTAACTCAATTGATAATATAGTTTCAAGAGTAAGATACTTAGCTAAAGGTTTAGATTGTAAGTATGTAGTAATTGACCACGTTAGTATTATTGTATCAGACCAATCTCACGGAGATGAACGAAGAGCGTTAGATGAAATAATGACTAGACTAAGAACGCTAGTACAAGAAACAGGATTAGCAATGATAGTTGTATCACATTTAAGAAGACCTGATGGTAAAGGCCACGAAGAGGGAGCGGCAACTTCGCTATCACAGTTAAGAGGTTCAGCAAGTATCGGTCAGTTAAGTGATATGGTTATAGGATTAGAACGAGATGCACAAAATGATGACCCTGAGATTAGAAATACTACAAGAGTAAGAGTATTAAAGAATAGATTCTCAGGATTAACAGGGCCTTGTTGTGATTTAAGATATGACATTGACACGGGTAGATTAAAAGAGGTTAAGATTGATGACATTTAACAAAGTTGTTTTTGATATAGAAACAACAATGTCTGCTGATAAGATATGGTGTATTGTTTGTAAACACAATGATACTTATTATCAATTTGTTGATGGAAAAAATTTAAATAGATTTGAAGAGTTTGCAAAACAAACAGAAGAATTTATTGGACACAATATAATTGGATTTGATATTCCTGTTGTTAATACTTTCTTTGGTCAAGATATATTTAAGCATTGTAAGATTACAGATACATTAGTTTTATCAAGATTGTTTAATCCTATTATTGAGGGTGGACATTCATTAAAAAATTGGGGAATAAAACTTGGTCAAAATAAACTTGACTTTAAAGAATTTGATTTCTTATCAGCTGAAATGTTAAAGTATTGTAGAAATGATGTTGCATTAACTGAAAAACTTTATAAATTTTTATCAAGAAAGATGACAGACTTTGGCGAGTCAATAGAGTTAGAGCATAAGGTTGCTAAGATAATTCAAAAACAATATGACAAAGGATTTTTAATTGATGTAATTAATGCTTATTCTTTACAAGGTAAGTTTAAAGAAGATATGATTGACCTAACTAATGAAGTTAGAAAAACTTTTCCACCTGAAAAGATTGAACAAACATTTATTCCTAAAGTAAATAATAAAGCTAGAGGTTATGTTAAGGGTGTACCTTTTACAAAGGTAACATATAAAGAATTTAATTTAGGTTCACGACAACAAATAGGTGAACGATTAGTTAAGCTTGGTTGGAAACCAAAAAAGAAAACTGATAAAGGACATATAATTGTAGATGAAAAAGTTTTATCAGATATAGATAATATTCCAGAAGCTAAATTAATAAACAAGTTTCTCTTGCTACAAAAAAGAATTGCTCAAGTCAGTTCTTGGATTGAAGCTATAAGAGAAGACGGGAGAGTACATGGAAAAGTAATCACTAATGGTACTGTTACAGGTAGAATGAGTCATCAGTCGCCCAACATGGCTCAGATACCTGCTGTGTATTCTCCCTATGGTAAAGAATGTAGGGCGTTATGGATTGTAAACAAAGGTTATAAACTAGTAGGTGTTGATGCTTCGGGACTTGAGTTGAGGATGTTAGCACACTATATGAATGATGAGAGGTACACAAATGAAGTCGTTAATGGAGATATACACACAGCAAATCAAGTTGCTGCTGGTTTGGAATCAAGAGATAAGGCGAAGACTTTTATCTACGCATTTATCTATGGAGCAGGTTCAGCAAAAATCGGAAGTATCATCGGAGGTTCGCAAAGAGATGGCGAAAGAGTTAAAGAAAAATTTCTTAGAGCAACACCAAGTCTTAGACGCTTACGAGAAAAAGTGGATAGAGTGGCTGAACGCAGATGGGTCAAAGGACTTGACGGAAGAAAAATAATTATTAGACAAGCACACTCTGCTTTGAATACTTTATTGCAAGGTGCAGGTGCAATAGTTATGAAGAAAGCGTTGACACTCTTAGACGAATATGTTATAAGAGAACGAATCAAAGCATTTCCAGTTGTTAATGTACACGATGAATTTCAATATGAGGTTGAAGAAAGTAGAGCCGAAGAGTTTGGAAAGTTAGCAGTACAATCAATTATAGATGCAGGTAAACAATTAAATATAAGGTGTCCTTTAGATGGAGAATATAAAATCGGAAACAACTGGTCAGAAACACATTAATACATTAGCAATAGATATTAAACAATTAATTACTGATGTATCAAATGGTATTCCTGCAAATATAACAGAAGATAATTTAAATAAATTTCTTAATAATATTAAAGAAGCTATATTATCTTGGAACAAACCATCAGTTAAAGAAAAGTATCAAGGTAAATTAAGAATGAGTATATTAGGTAAACCACCTAGACAACTTTGGTATGATAAGAATAGTCCTAAAGATAGTTCAAACTTTGAAGCAGATTCAAGTTTAAAATTTTTGTATGGACATTTAATTGAACATTTAATTTTATTCCTTGCTGAATTAGCAGGACATAAAGTTGAGGACCAACAAAAGAAAGTTGAGATTGATGGTATAACAGGACATATAGATAGTAAAATAGATGGAGAGATTTGTGATGTTAAGTCTGCTTCATCATTTAGTTTTAAAAAATTTGAGTCAGGAGAAATAGTTAATGATGACCCCTTTGGTTATCACGCTCAGTTATCAGGATATGAAACAGCTATGGGTACAAAGAATGGTGGCTTTCTTGTTGTTGATAAATCTAATGGCGATATATGTTTTTATAAACCTAATGATATGGTTAAACCTAATATTAAAAACTTAATTAAAACTTTAAAAGAAACATTAGAACAAGATACACCACCTATTAAATGTTATGAAGATAAAGTTGAGAAGAATGGTAATCAAACTTTAGCAACAGGATGTCAATTCTGTATTCATAAATGGGAATGTCATGCTGATAGTAATAATGGTCAAGGGTTAAGAGTATTTAAGTATGCAAATAAAAATACTTTCCTTACTAAGATTATTAAACTTCCTAATGTAGATGAAATAACAAATCAATATAAAGAACAATTAGAAAATTATGGAAAATCTAAAGCATAAACATTTAATTATTAGAGCAGAAGTATCTGCACCACCTCAAACAGAAGAACAAACTATTACTTGGATGAAAGAGTTAATCAAAAAGATAGATATGAAAATACTTGCAGGGCCTTTATCAGCTAAGGTAGATAAGAAAGGTAATGAAGGTATAACATGTGCAACAATTATAGAAACATCACATGTTGTTATCCATACTTGGGATGCTATAACTCCTGCATTAGTTCAGCTTGATGTTTATTCTTGTAAAGATTTTAGAAAGCAAGATGTTCTAGATTGTTTAGAACAATTCTATCCTACTAAAGTTGATTATAAATATTATGATAGAGAAAATAACTTTAAACTATTAAGAAAAAATGCAAAGTAAGATATTAAAATTTACAGATAGAATATAGGTACAAAATAATGAAATGTATTTATTGTAATGCAGATTTAAGATGGAACAATGACTTTGATACCGAAGATACTCATCCTGATTCAGAATATAGTATCTTAAGTATGTATCAATGTGATAACTGTGATACTTGGTATGAAGTTTACCATAATAAAAAGGAGGAATATGAATCCAAAAAGAATGAAAAGAATTAGAAGCAAAGCTAAAGCATTACTAGTTGAATGGTTACATTCTTTGTTGTCTAAAGAAGAAGCAAGTAAAATTAATATTAAAAATGTATTAAATTTTATGCCCTATCAAACACATTATATGGCTCATGGTACACTTAGATTACAACCTTGGTCATACAAATGGATTGTAAAAAAATTAAAACACAACTTAGAGTTGACATTCAATGATTTAAATGATATGTTGCTACCAACAGAAAAAGATTTAAGAAGACAACAAATGATAGAAGAAGGCCCTATTAAAAATGACTGATAAAAATTTATTTAAAGGAATTACCTATTCTAGTTTAGACCGACAGGTTCAAGGCAACCACTATAAAGGTATGAAGATACAACCTGCTGAGTTTATAAATGAAAACAATTTACTTTTTGCTGAGGGGAATGCTATAAAATATATTTGTAGACACCGCTTGAAAGGCAAAAAGAAAGATATAGAAAAAGCAATACACTATTTAGAAATGATTATGGAGAGAGATTATGATTAATGAAAGTACAATTGCTCAATTAGAAAAAAGAGCAAGAGGTTTTAGGAGAATTATTTCTTCGTTAAATGATTTACCTATGTATGGTATCAATGCAACAATAGATAAAATTCTTTATGTAAAGATTGATGCTTTGAAAGAACATCTTAAAAAAAAGATTCAAAAGAATAATGAAAAGCTAAACGAAATCTATACATCAAGCATTGATAGTCTGATTGATGATGATGGTCAACAGATTACATCAAATGAAAAGTAGAAGAGTAAAAGCAACAAAGAGAGTTAAAAAGAAAGAAGCTGATTTAGCTATCTTTAAATTAATTATTAATAATCAAGGACAGTTTATTACTGAAAAATCTTTATATCCTAAGAATAAAATTAATCTTCACTTTAAAAAAGAAAACTCAGGAATTATATCAGCATTACTAAGAGAGTCTGAAACTAGATTTGATATGTTGACTGAGTTATATGAATCTATCCTAAAAAAATTATCTTAATATTAAATAGATTCTTGTTTAGTACAAGCAAAATTCATAAGCATACGTTTATCATTAACATATTCTTCGCCTAGTTCTCTTAACACAGTTATACCTTTAATGAATCCTGCTGTTGCACAATCATAATGAGAGTTATAAGTATTCATTTGTACAGGTTCAGTACATTGTTGCATCATAGCTGAACAGACTTGTATTACTAATAAAAATTTCATTTATTTTTTCCTTTCTTTAATCTAGCTTTCATAGCTACATATGCTTTAGCAGTTACTACTGATTTAGATTTATGTTTTTTTAATTTTAATTTCTTTACAGAAGATTTCTTTTTAACTTTCATACTATTCGCCCCTTATTTTTTCCTGTTTTAATTACATACTTTTGCGTACCATTAGCACCAATCTCAACTTCTTTTCTTAGTATCTGAAAGAATTTCATTTGCTTTGCAGATTCCATTTTATCTTTAATGTAATCTAATACTTTTTGTTTATTTACTTTTTCTCTTGTTGCCATAACCAATACAAAAATAAAACTATTATTATAATTAATATACTAACTAAATCCATTTTACTTTCTCCAATATTCAGTTACTTGTTTCCATTCACACTCAGCATCTTCGCAAGTATAATCATATTCTTGAAATGTTCCTGCATTAATCAGTTCCGTTTCCGTTACTAAATTTAATTTCTCGTTGTGCATCTTTAAGTTTCATTACTTATCTTTTTTACATTTACATCTTGGTGCTTTAATCCAATCAGTAATTTTTTTAACTAATGAACTTACTTCACTTGTAAATATTACAAAGTATTTATCTAGTATTTTCATAACCTACTCCTTTTTTTCTATTGCCCCATAGCTTTTGCCATGACCACACTTGTAATTTACTTGAATAATTATTTATTATTAATAATATTTTCTTTAACATTATTTTCTTTTTATTAAATCAGTAGCCTTAAGTCCGTACACACTCGCAATTACTCCTACGAATATGGTCTGATACCAAAATGGTAGTTGTGAAAAATACTCAAAAAATAATTTCATCTTATCCATAGCTGTTGGGTCGTCACTAAATACAGCCCAAGCTAATAATCCTATTGGAAGTGACAACAAAATTAAAATAAATTCATCTTTCCAATCGGATTGTCTTGCTTCTAATAATTTACCTTGGTATTCAGCTTCGCCACTAGCCATCTTTTCAGCATGACGCATTTCTGCATCAGCCATTAGCATCTTAGTTTGTTGTCTTTGTTTAAATATGTGTGAACCTGCTTTGATAGCAAGGTTCATAGCACTAAGTATTGGAAATCCCATGTTTGTCTAACCACTCCTTTACATTAAATGATGGACACTTCTTAACATTATCCACTTCATAATGTCCTATCACTTTATTAATATTATATTTATCCTTTAATTCTTTTACTATACTAAGTAGTGTTTCAAATTGTTCATCATTAAAATTGTTTTCCCAATCTCCTGATTTATTTGAACCACCGATTAAACAAATTCCTAGGGATGTACCATTGACTGCTCTAGCATGAGAGCCAATCATTGATTCATCTCTACCTTTTTCTAATGTGCCATCTCTTTTAATTACATAGTGATAGCCAACATCATCCCAGCCATTATCAACAACATGCCAATGTTTAATCTTCTCAACTCCTATATCCATATCAGCAGGTGTAGCTGAACAATGAATAACAATCGTATCTGTCTTAGTTCTTGGTGTCATATTATTGCCTAGGGAGCATTACACCCCCTAGGTTTATGGAGGTTTATTTTATTTTTACTGTCTTAGCTTTTTTTTCTTCAGGTAAATTTTGTTCTAAATTTATATGAAGCATTCCATCTTTCATTTCAGCATCAATTATATTTGTAAAGTCAGCTAATTTAAAAGATTGATTGAAAGCTCTTTCAGCAATACCTTTGTATAAGTATTCAGTTTCTTTTGGCATTTCAATTTTGCCTGATACTTTTAAAGTATTCTCTTTACAAGATACTTCAATATCATTTTTATCGAAACCTGCAACAGCAAAAGATATTTGGTATTTTCCTTCTCCAACTTTTTTAATGTTGTATGGAGGAAAACCTGTTGTGTTAAGTTTAGAGACCTCACTTAATGAATCAAACATTCTATCGAACCCGATAGAGAAGTTTTTAAATGGGTCAAAGTTTAATAAATCGTATGTCATAATAATCCTTTCGTTAAGCGATTTAATTTTAAGTAACCTCACATGAGCATTACTTTCTTTATTATTATAGTAAGAATTTAACTATCTGTCAACTATTTCTCACTAAATAAACTTGTATATAAGTCTTCTAATTCTTTTTTATTCTTGCCTTCAATTCTATTTTTGTGTGTATCTTTTACTTTAATAGACCATTTTGTATCTTGTGCAAATCCTGTCTTAGCGATTGCGTCAATAATATCATTCTTAGTAGCTTCGCCCTGATTGTAAGATTCTAAAGAATCTCTTACTACTTGATAGTGTGGTTTTGTTTGTATCCATGTTAATAATTTTTCAACATTTTCTTCAGGTGTTGCATGTTTAGAAACTTTTTGTTTTGATTGTTTTGCTTGTATAAAGTCTTCATCACCTTCTTTAACAGTATTAAAGTAATTGTTTCCTTCTTTGTAAAATCTTGATGTACCCCAACCAGATTCATGTGCCGCAATAGCAAGTAATACTGAGTCAGGTATTTTCTTTTCTACATTTGTTTTATATATTTTTTCTGCTGCATCAAATAAAAATTCTTTTTTAGCAGGTTCTAATTCTGGTACTTTAGAATAATTAATTTCAATAGCAGGTTTCTTTTTAGGCATAAGCATATCCATTTGAGAACCAATACCTGTTGCTACAACAGCCGCAGTAGCTATCTTAGCTAAATCTTTTTTATTCATATCTTGTTTCCTTTCATCTGCTATTTCCTTTTGCATTTGCTCTAATGAAATTTCTTTTCCTTTTTCATTATAATATTTTGGTGAACCTTCACTCATAGTTTTCTCAGCTTGAGGAGTAGGATTTTCTATTGTTGGTTTTCTTTCAGGCATAATTACTTCTCCGCCTGTATTAAATTTTTGTGTATTATTAGAAAATGTATCTGCTAATAATTCAGCTGTAACTCCTGATGTTAGTATCTGAGAAGTTAATTTTCCAATACCTTTATCTTGTGTTACTAAATCTCCTTTATTAAATTGTCTTCTTTCTAATTTAGTTTCAGGTAATTTTCTACCCCCATCATCAAATTCAATTCCTAAATCTTTTCCTCTTTCAATTAGAAAATTTCTCCAGTTAGGTAAAGGAAATACTCTTTGAAAAAATCTTTCTGTTGCTCTTTCAGTATTGCCTTTAAAATAATCTCTTAATATTTTATCTGATTCAAATGCAATACTACCTGCAGGAAAAGCTAAAAAGAAAGGTTGTCTTGAACCTGGACCAACTAAAGTATTAGCTAAAAATTCTGGAACAACACCAGGTAGTCCTGATAGTCTTATTGATTCAGCCCACCACTCATCTGTATCTGCTTTAATATCAGTAACAACTTCTCCATACTTTGCTATTTCTCTTAATTCTTGTATACTACCATAAACAGGTAATGCTGCAAGTAATTTAACCATAGTTCTTACATCACCATTTTCTATTCTTGATAAAATTTTATTTGTTTGTGCTGATTTTGCCATTGACCAAGATAAAAATTGACCTAATAATCTTACCCATGGAGTATTACTTTGTGTAAATAATAATCTATTAGATACTTGAGGAATAATTGCATCTCTGTTTGCTGCTAGTATTCCTGCATTATTTAAATTTTGTTTACCAACAGCTGTTTTAGCCGCTGTATTAAATGATTCATTACTTCCTATTCTTAAACCATCTTTTATTGAGATACCATATCTTTCTAAATCTTTAACATAACTAGCACCTTTACTTGAATTAATTTTTCCACCTTTACTTACAAAAGTTGCAAACTTTTTAGAAGTAATATATGCATCTGATGCACCAGCGTTATAAGCAAATCTTCTTGCAAATCCTGTTATCCATTCTAATCCTGATAATCTAAAAAATACATTGTTAGCAGCAGCTAAACTTAATTTATTATTACCTAACCAACTAGCTTGAGAAGCTATTTCATCACCTGTAATTGCTAATGGTTTTTGCAGTGAAGCTCTAATTTCATTTGATTGAGCAGTAGCTAAATTTTTAGCTAAACCAGTTTCTCCTTTAGCTGTGAAAGATGTTTGTGATAATGCTCTTAACCAGGTTGACCAATTTGTAGAATTAGTAAATGGTTGTACTAAATCACCTAAAGATGCAATCGTAACTCTATCTAACATATTTAAGTTTGATATAGTTGAGAGTATACCTGATGTTGCTTTTAATTGATTTTTTCTAACTGCTCCAAACCTATCAAAATAAGCTTCAATAGTATTATTAACTACTTGAATTTCTTTTTGAGCTAACTCTCTCCAATTTGTTTTACCTGTGTTTTTATATTTATCTTTTATACCTTGAAAGAATGGTGTTAAAAATTGTCCACTAGGTCCAAACCTTTGTGCAAATGCAATTGAATTAGCAGAACGATTTACTAATGAAGATAAAACTTGAGCAGGGTCATTAATTAAAAATCCACCATCACTTAATATTTTTTCTACATCATTAAATGAACCAGTTAATTTTCTTTGTTGATTGATATGATTACTTAATGGAGTAATAATATATTTATTACTTATTTTTTTATCATTAATTAAATCATCAATACTACTTCTAATTATATTAAAATTAGAAACATCATTTAATTTTTCTTGGAAGTCTTTAGCTTTTGATAAAGGATTCTTTGCTCCCTTATTTTTAAATATTTTAACTAATGCTTCTTCAAAAGCTTTTGGATTTCTTTGTATTCTATTAAAATCATAAACTCGTGGAAAATAATCCTCAATATTTTGTTTTGAAAATATTCCTGAATCATTATATAAAGTTTTAAAATCATCTAAATAACCTTGGATATTTCTTTTTAATACTTTTTCATTATTAGTTAATGTAATTTTTGAACCTCGTAAAGAATTAAGAGCATTAGTTTTTTCTTGTGGATTATATTTACTGACTAATTTAACAGCTCTCATAGTCCAAGTTCTTTGAATTTCATCTGCTACTTTTGAAACAGAATTTTTAGCATAAGGAGAATCTAAATTTTGTAATAAAAGATTTCCTAGTTCTTCTGTTTTACCACCAAAAGCTTTAAGTTTAGTAGCAGTAGTTGTTGCAGTTATTTCTCTAAGGTTTTGTAAAGTTAATTTTACAGCTTCATTATTAAGAATACTACTCGCAGCTGTTTTATCACCTACTTGTAATACTTTACTAGCTTGGATACCTTTTTGCAACCCACCAAGTACAGCACCACCTATTACCCATTTATTTAAATCATCATCATCTGCACCCCATAAAGTACCAAAAGCATATCCTACACCAGCACCAAATAAAGGTCTAGTTGAAACAGATAAAACATATCTAATAGTAGTATCACTAAGATTTTCATTCTGTCTTAACTTTTCTAAAATTTTTATATCTCTTTTATTAGTTAGTTCTATTTCTTTTTGTAATAAATTTGATTGTTTTTTTACTAATTCTTTTCTATCTAATTTAAATTGTTTTAATAATTCATCTTTTTTAGAAGTTAATGTATTAATTTGATTTTCAATTTTTTTAGTAAAAGCTTTATCATTTAAATCTTCTAATTTAGATATTGTCTTTTTAAAACTATCATATTTTTTACTAAAATCAAATTCTAATTTTTTAAATGGTTTAGATAAATTATCTCCAGTATTTTTAATTAAATTATTTATTGTAATAAATTCTTTATCGCCTACAATTTCACTTATTTTTTTAAATTCAGAATTTGATATTCCTAATTGTTTAGCTTTAGCACCTTCAGCTACTCCTATTACTTGTGCAATTTTTTTCTTATCTGCTCCTGGTAAATATTTACCAATTGTTCTAAAAACTTTCATACCAGCAGGACCTAACACAGCAGCACTACCTGCAGAGATAGCAGCATCAGTAGGTTTAAACTCTCCTGTCTTTGTATAATCAGAAATTAATTTATCTAATCCAACAGTAGTACCTCCAAGAACTGCTAATCCTTTATAACTTGCTGAAGCAGCTCTTCCCCATGGTGTTAAATATGCTAATAAATAAAAAGGGTCAAGTAACATAGAAGCTACTTCACCTGCTTTTACATAAATATCATTATCATATTTTTGACCTCTAAACTCTTTAAATTTATTTAATAGTTTTTGATTTTCAATACCTGCATTATCTTGTAATACTTGTTTTAAATCTCTATTATCATCTCTAATATCTTGAAATTTTGCTTTACCTATTCTAAATACATTACCAAAGAATTGGTCTTGCTTATCAAACCCATAAATAAATTTTCTAAACCAAGAAGGTTCTTCTCCAGTAATAGGGCCTGTTTTAGAAATTGTTTTTGTAGGTTCTGGTGCTATTGTATAACCAGATATTATATTTGATTGAGTTTGTTGAATAGGGGGAGTATCTGCTATTGTATAACCAGAGATTATATTTGGTTCTTTAGATTGTAATTCAGTATTATTTACTATAGAATTATTTTCAATAACAGGTGTATCTGCTATTGTATAACCAGAAACAATATTTGTTTGATTTTGTTCTGCCATGACATATTCCTTATTTTAAAGGAACAAATATAGATTTTAAATTGATTGGAAAATCAATATTATAGTTATCTTTTATTTCTTGACCTGTCATTGGTTTAGGTAATAATTTTAAAACTGATTCAAGATTTTTAAATGTAGTATCTCCTAATTCAGTTGGTTCTTTTTTTGTTGGTATATTTTTATTTACACCATAAATATTTTCTGCAACAGAACCATCACCACTTTGTTGTTGTATACCTTGTTCTTTTATTTCTTGTGTTTTATTTTCTTGAATCTTATCTCCTTGCTTGATAGCGTTATTTCTATTAGCATCAGTATCTTCTACATTATTTATAACTGTACCATCTTTTGTAATAATTGTTATTGTACCTGGAATTTTAAAACCATTATTATTTTTATCTACTTTATCTGTAACTATACTAGATTGTTTAGTATTAATTAATTCTTTTACTTTTTCATCATTTTTATAAAAATAATTAAATACATTATTAGATAAAAATTGTTCTTTACTTAACAAACCTTCTTTAACTAAACTAATTCCAAAATTAAGATTTACTTTATTTAATAATTCCGAGTTTGTATTACCATAAGGTAAGTTTTCTAATCTAGCTTGATTTTGTTTTAATAATAAAGGATTAAGTTCAAGCTTATCATTAACTTTTTCTGAAGATATATTCATTAATGTTTTAGCATAAATTTCTCCAGCTAATTTTTTTTCTTCATCATTAAGTACTTTTTTAGTACCAAATACTGTATCATCAAAATTAATAGTATTACCTGTTGGAACAACAATTAAATTATCTTCATTTCTTAATACAGTTTTAAAATCTAATTTTCCACCTTCACCTAATATAGCATTATTAGCTACTGGAACTCCATAATTAAAAGTTCTATTAGCGATTGTACCATTTAAATTTTGTTTACCATAATAACTAGGAAGCTCTCCTATATCTCCATTAAATTTTACATAAAGATAATCAGTACCATCTTTCTTTAAAAAATCTTGATATTGTTTATAATTGTTATAAATAGTATTTCCAAAAGATTCACCACCTTTTTTAAATCCTGTTATTTCACCAGTTGATTTATTTTCTGAAAAATAAACATTACTATTTGTAACACCTAATATTTTAAATGTTGCTTTAATAGCTTCATTATTATCTTTACTTGTTACTTTAGAATTTAAACTAGTTATATCTTTTAATTGGTCATAATTTTTATTAGCAAAGTTACTATAAATTGTAGAAGTTTTATCTATGTTTCCATATAAACCACTTCCAGAAACTTTAACATCCTTACCTACATATTCTTGATTAACACTCTGTTCAGACATTTTAATTGAATCAGCAGCTTTAATTTTACTTTCAACTTCAGCTAATAAATCTTTCTCAGCCTTAGCTTTGTCACCAAGAATTTTCTTAATTAAGAAACTATCACCCTTAGCATTTTTAATTTCCTCAGCTGTTACTGAATTAATTTTAGCATTCATTTCAGCTGCTTGTTTTTGAATTTCTTCTTCACTACCTATTAATTTATAATTAATAGTTTGACCATCAAAAGAAGCAATATTACTTTGTTTAGTTTTTTCATCTAAGTTTTTCCAATTAGGATTTGTTAATGGAAGAATAGTTGCAGCATATGTTCTAGCATCAATAGCTTTTTTATCATACATTTCATTAGCTTGATTGATAGTATCAAATTTTTCTTTTTCTTTATAATAGTTTTCTACTTGTCTATCATATTTTTTTTGTTTTTGAGCAACTAAAAAATCTCTATTAGCTTTTAATTCTTCATGTCTAATAGCTAAATTTTCTCTAGTTAATTCTTTATCTCTCTCATACATTCCTGTTGCAATATTACCTAAATCTTTTAAACTAATTCCCATTATTCTTGTACCTCTTCTTCTTTCATAACTTCTTCTACTTTAGAAGGTAATTCTTTTTTAACTCTTGCTAATAAACCTGAACCTAAAGTTTCAGCAGTAGGTTCTTTTATTTTACGTTCTTTTTTAACTTCTGGTTCTTCATCCATATTAATAGGTGTAGTATCATCTTCAGGAATTTGTGTATCTTCATCTGTATCTTCACCATCATATAAAACATAATCATTTATTTCAGCATAGTCAGCAATAGCAATTAATAAATAAATTGTAGGCTCTGCTAACATTAACATCATATCAGGAGTAAACTGTCCTTCACTATATCCTTTATATAAAATAACTTGTGCAATTTCATCTAATGGAATACCATCATTAATAATACCAATTAGTTTTTTTAATGTACTAGTTTCTGTCAACTCCATGTAAACAGCCATCATAGCTTCATCTTGGTCTGTATATCTAGGAGGTTGCTCCCATCTTTTAGGTGTATCAGGAGATGCTGTTAAAGATTCACCTGGAATCGGGGCGTTAAATGGATTAACACCTACTTCATCAAATTGATTCTGTTTTAATTTTTCAGCCATGTTATTTTTTCTTTTTAGGAAAACCAGCTTTCATATTTGCATATGCTTTAGCTGATATAGTTGATTTAGATTTTGGTCTAGAAATACCTTTACGTTTTCTAGCATTTATATTTGCGTATAATCCTGGTTTAGACATATTATTTCCTCTTATATTTTTTAGCACTAGATAATGCAATTGCGATTGCTTGTTTTCTAGGTTTGCCTGATTTAATTTCTTTTTTAATATTACTTGATATTATTTTTTGACTGTAACCTTTTTTTAAAGGCACGATTTTTTCTCCTAATAGTTTAGCTATTAAATTTGTTAGCATTTATTTTATACATAACTATAATCTGATGATAATAAATTCATATTTTTATAATATGATTTTAATCTATTTCCAGCATCAACACCAAATACATTAGTAAATAAATCACCTCCAGCAGTACCAGTTATATCTGTACCTTGATAACCTGATAGTGAAGTTTCAAATGTCATATCTTGAGTTGGAGATATTTCATATGGTTTTTCATAATCAGTTTTTGGTTTTAATAATGATTCACCAACTTTAGCTAAAGA